TTTAAATGCTCTTGCCGATGTATCAAATAAACAGAATGAAAGGGAATCTAATAATGCTGATTTTCCACTTGCGTTTGGTGCGAACATTCCAATAATCCCATTGAGTTTAGTGAAGTCTATAACATTATCTTCACCATAACTAAACATATTCGACCATTCAAATCTTTTTATTTTCCAAAAAACATTTCTATTTATATCTTCATCGGGTAAGTCTGAGTTTAACTCATCATTTATATCTTTTATTTTTAGTAATGTTTTTTCATCCACGATATGATTTCTACCTAAGTAATCTTCTATCAACTCATACTGATACTCAGGATTAGTAATGTCTCCGACATCAACAACTTGTCCATCACGGACTCTTTCTGTCAATCTGTCTGTACGATTAACAGCTATTTCTTTTATACCATATTTGGTCTGTATTACACTCAAGGCCTTCTTTAATTGAACAGAGTCGGTATTAGACACCCTTACTCTAACTCTGGCCTTTTTTGGCATATCATCTACATCGGGAACAACTCCATTATCAATATCTAATGTATAATATCCATAATCATTGTGGATTGGAATATATGTGGATTTTCTCTTAGGAACATCCCATAGTAAATAGCCGTGGTCTAATCCTTCTCCGTGATTCTGTTGAACCAACGAACCACAATAGGATATTGTTTCTTCTTTGTTAAGATGTTGTCTTTTATGAATATCACCCAACAATCCCATATCGTATCCATCAAACTTGGTAATCTTTACATCTGATGGTAGATTAAAACCTAAATCGGTTTCACATTTATCTACGGTTCCATGAAACAATACAATCTTGGTATCACCTTCTACTTGGTCTGCTGTGATAAAGTTATCTTCTGTATCCCAACAATCCCACACTACAAATGAAACATCAGCACATTTATAGATGCCTGAATCTTTGGCATAATGTAAGTTTGGATGATTAAGATTCTCAACTATTGGTGTGAGAACATCCATACGAGAACGATTGTTTAGATTACAATCGTGGTTACCAGCAATAATTATCGTTGGAACTATGTCGGATAGATTCTTAAACAACCTTGAGAGTTGGTCAACCAATTCAGGTGACATCTCAGTTTTGGAATGTGCTATATCACCACCTATATAGGCAACAGCATTGTCTTTGTTTTCTTTGACCTTTTCGTATAAACGATTGAATACTTCTTCGTATTCCTTGTGTCGTTTAAGGTTTCGGATTTGTATATCCGATATGTGGTGTATGTGTTTAAGTTTTCGAAAAGGAACTTTTACAACATTTTTTATCAACTATTATCCTTGATGTATTTTTTTACTTTGTTAATTATTTTATTGGGAATTACTAAGTCCCAAGCAGTTTCCTCTTGAAAAGTACCATTTTCATAGTAAATAGTATCTGTCTTTTTAAGATTAAACTTTTCTTGTATTTTTTCTTTTAAGGATTCACTACTAATGTGAATCTTCCAATCATCATCATTAAATTTCCAAACTGATGGGCGTTTTCTTTTTTCCATTTAATTTATATCTCATCAAATCCGAGAATTTCATTTTAACCGTTTGATATAAAATATCAATCATTTTTTCAAAACCCAAATCGGACGGATCCTTTTCAGTTAAACTAACAAAATATACATCGACGCCATTTCTCATAAACTCTTCAACCATTTTTAAAGAGTCACTAATAGCATCTGTGTCTAATGATATATATATCCGTTTAACTTTTTTCTCTATTATTTTTTTCTGTAAAGATTTTAATATTTGTTTTCCAAATAATGGAACGGCATTTCTTTTTATCGCAATAGCATCAAAAGGCCCTTCACATAGTACAATTGGTTCATCCCAATTGATAAATAAACCAAATCCAACAACATCTTTAGTGGTCGGTGAGTTTCTATATTTCATTGTACTTTCATACACATCTCTACCAACAAAAAAATTTAACTTACCATCTTCGTCATATGATGGAATAATAATTCTATTAGAATATAAACCTGATTCACAATATCCTATGTTATATTTTAACATATCTTCTTGTGTAATTCCTCGTTTCTTTAAGTATAACAATGAGTTTTTATACATGGGTGTAGATGACTTCTCCCACATTGGTTTAAACTCCTGTGGTAAACGACAAACCTCTTTGGTATCTTCTACTTTGTTTCTTCTTGGTGAGTCTCCAACTACTTCACTTAATTCATTGAAATCGGATTGACTGGCGTTTAAGGACTTCAATAGCGGAAATAAACTTCTACCTTTTTTATCACACACCCAACAATGCCAAACCGATTTCAAAATATTGATTTCTAATTTTGGTTTATAATGGTTACAGAAAGGACACATCCAAGCATATTGTCCATGCTTTTTGTGTTTCTTGTGTTTTGTTCCTAATAACCTATCTAATAATAATAATAGTTTTGTTTCGTCAATCATCACTTATTGTATATGTGTAAGAGTTCATCTCTCCATTGTTCAGTACTTGAGTACTTTGATAAGTAATCTCTTAAATCTCCTAAATAAGTATTACGCTCATCTACAGAAAGTTCAGAAATTTTAGCAACTTGTTTTTTAAATTGGGCCACGGTAGAAGCCCTAAAGGGATACTTCATTTTTTCACACCAATCTGTGTGTATTATAGGAATCTTTCCATAATCTACTGATTGAAATATACTATACCCAAATGGTTCATTTTTAAAGCAACTATGACTTATTCCCCATTCAGAACTTTTAAAAAAATTGTGAACTTTTTCTCTTGTATAATCTTCGATATGAGTTTTATCCAATGTGAACTTTGATTTATAGTGTTTTATTGATTGTTCAACTGATATTGAATTTGTTAGTGCTATGGATTCGATATCAGATAAATACTTAATATTTTTTCTTGGTTCACATCGAGCAGGAAATCCCACCACATTAGATTGGACAGCTGAAAGGTTATGTTCAAACTCGTAAACATTCGAAATGTTATGGTCAAAATCAACTTCTTCTTCAACTCCAATCCATATAGATTCCTTTGATTCTTTTATTAATAGTTCCTGAAACTCTATCGACATATTCTGATAATGTAGAGACTCTTTATTGAATTTCATTAGTTTTCGTTGATATAAAAGTGTTGACCTTTCACGACTATGAACACAAATAGAATCAATATCTCTATCATAGGTATTTCTCATTTCCTGTGAGGTCAAACCTTTTTGATTACCAGAGTATAGTATAGGTAAGGGATAGGATAAGAGATGTAGTTTTTTTGCACCTTTTATTATCATATCAACTGTTTTTCTATCAGGTAGAGAAAAATAGTTTGGAATGGGTAGACTCGACATAGTATATTCCCATTTCCAATCCGAACCAGGTCTGTGAATCACATCAACAAACTGAACAGCATATTCAACCCACTCTTGTGTCTGTTCAACTTCTAATATTAATATAGGTCGAGTATTTAAGTGAGGTGCCACCTCAGAAATCCACTTGTCAACCCAAACCGAAATACCACCATGTGAATAATCACCTACTTCTGTGGCAACATACACATCATACTCTTGAGATAAATCAATCATTTTATTAAATCAATAAAATCTTGAATTTCTAATACGGCGTAGGTTTTACTACGGTTCCTCTTAAATATTAACACGGGTTTACCTTTTTCACTATTCGACTCGGCCTGTTTTAATGATTCCCATATGTTTAACTTTTCTTGATTCTTACATTCTATGGCATATGGTATTAATTTACGAGCAGCAGGTGAAAGTTGTATATCTTCTCCACTTTCTCCCATAGTAGTGGATTTAATATCATCTTCTTCTAATTGTGTAAATGTTTCGAGAAGAATGTCTCGAATATTATTTTGTAACCTTTTGCCTTTATTCTTGGCAGATCTTGTTTTCATATTGATAAGTATAACCTTGTTTGTTAAAACTACCTAAAAATCTTGCTCCATTTTCTTCTGTATTCCTTTCGTGCCCACTTTTCAGCTAACTCTTCCCATTTGTTATCATCATGAGGGTCTTTACCATGATAGGCTGCCATCGTACCAGCTTGGTCGTATTTCTTCTTAAACTTTCTCCAACCCAATCTGTCGGCATCGAGAGCGTGTTTTATTTCGTGTAATACAGATATGATGAATTCTTTTACATTTGGATAAGAACGATTCAACAATATAGTATCGGTTTCAGGTATGTAATCACCATAATCATGAACTGCACCAAACTTAACCTTGCTTTTTAATTTGTATTTCTTGATAAGTTGTTTTGCGGTATCGAGGTAATCTATTCTTTCTAAAAGAAGATGTGATAGTTTTATCATAACCATCTTTTCCAAGAACTATAATCGTGAAAATTGATATGACCTCTTTCAGGTATATTTTCTAAATTAGATGGTCTACCCGTTCCACCCTTTTTAACAATGATTCTAACTGCCTGTTTCTTTTTTCTATCTATAAGAAATACACCACCTGGTAAGTTACTAATCTGCATTCCTTTTTCAGCTCTCACCATAGTAGGCTTATCTCTGTAAATCATTTTGTTACCACCAGGTCCAGCAGTAGACCATTGTCCAGTAGGTTCTTTATCACCACTAGCAACATAAAGATTGAATGGTTTCTTTACAAAAAAGTGTTGTGTATCACTTCCATACAATTGATGCTTATAAACTTCTGATAATATGTCTTTTAACTTAATCATTTTGTAAGTAACTCCAATACCTTTATCTGTTTCTTTTGAGATTCAATGTGAGCGTTTTTTGCAACTATGATAAGAGAATCCACATATACCTTCTCTTCTAACTTCTTAACTTTAGCTTTCCACTCAGCATCACGAGCCTTTAACATTTCTACCGCTTCTTCATAAGTGAATGATGTTGGTTTAATACCATCTTTTAAAATTTCTTGCCCATCTAAAAATGATATACCTAATAATGTTATTAGTAAATATTTTAGTTTAATCATATCAAATCTTCTATTTGTTCTTCTATTTTTTTATGTAATATTTTTAGTTCTTTCAAACCTTTTTTAATCATAGCTGGTTTTTCACGATTCACACCTTTGAAAACCTTACCCATGTTAACACTCCAACTCTGTCCCCATATCTTCAACATGAGAAAACCCTTTTTGGTATCACTCATAGGTGCCTCATTTTGAATTTGTTTCGATGTTTTAAAAGGTGGTCTATCAATATCCGTATAAACTTTTCCTAACTCTACATCAATACCACCCAATCTTTCAAATTCCGTAAGACCATCAGGTTCCGTACCTTTCATCACAGGCTTAGACCACCTTTTTGGTAAATCTTTGAATGAAGTATCGTTCCATTCGGTTAATAATTCTTTTAGTTTTATCATTATTTCGAATCGCTAAATGCGTATTTATATCCTATTGTTTTCATAAATGGTTCCCAAGTCACGACACTTCTGTACTTGATTGTTCCTGAGTCGTCATACAACTCCATTCTTGGGTTATCTTTAAATGCTCTCTTTAATGCGAAATATAATTTTCTTGTAGGTTTTTTTGGTTTCCAATATTTCTTCCAAGTATCGCTATTAGTGTCTCTGTTGTAAAGTTGTATCCAACCTGCTGCTTTATTCCAACCTACAGCCCATTCATATTTTTTATCTAATGGTTTGTCCGCTCTATCTTCATCCCAATAGAAATCACTAATATCTGACGCATAATTATGTTTCTTAGTAACCGTACCCACAACAGGTAATTTTTGCTTTTTAAGAATTTTGGCCACTATTGGAGCAACTAATTTTGTCATTATTTGTGTTTTATGTGTTTTTTCACTCTGTGGTCTTTCGAGTATTAAGTCTTTTAATTTAATCATTACCATTTCCTACATGACCAGTAACGAGCTTTATGTCTCGGTCCTGGATTATCACAATTGTGTCTTGCCCTAAAGTTTTTACGAGCGTTAGGATTAGACTTTCTTATTCTCATGGTTCCACCTTTAGCGTCACCACCTTGTCCAAAGTTAACTTTAACTACATTACCCTTTGGATTCTTCACATATACTTTAAATTTTTTCACATCACCTTGCATCGGTTTACCGAGTTTTACCTTACGACCTTGATATTCAGCTTCTATCAAACCAGTCATGGTGTATCCCCAAGAACCATCTTCCATCCATATATCATATGCTTCTTCTACGGATTCCTTCTTTTTCTTCTTCTTACCCTTTTCTTCGTACCCACTTGCGAAAGCTGCTCGTCTTTGTGCGTCACTTGCGAATCCTTCATTAGCTTGACGGAGTGCATCTCTAACTTTACTATGTAATGTCATTCCCTTGAAATACTTCTCAATCTTCTTAACTGCTCCTGTCATATCACCACCCATATCTTGGGCTATCTTAACTGCCTTATCGACTTTTGATTTTGGAAACAGAGAATCAAGAAAATCTCCTTTCTTCTCATTTATGGATTCTTTAATTTTTTGAAGTATCTTCGGATCCTCATCACCAAACATACTAATCAATGTATCTTGTATCTCACCTCGTGAGTATCTCATCTGTTTTAATTGTTGTTTAGAATTATCTATCGCACCAAAGATAGGGCCGTATCCCTTTTGTTTTAAAAGTTTTTTGACTTGTGGTTTCATCCTTGTGCGTTCATTAACCTCGTCATCGTGTAATGGTTTTATACTTTTACCAGGATATCCTTCTTTTTTAGATTTATTACCCCAATTCTTAGCACCTACCTTACGACACTTTACAAGTGCTCCACTAGCATAAGCTGACGGCCACACATCGTAACGAGCTTTGACCTTGTGATAACAAGCATCTTTCTTACCAGCTGCCTCATCGAACTGCTCTTCTGTAAGTTTTTTACCTACTACTTCTTCTAATTTTAAACCCATCATACTCTCCTATTTCTTAGGTTTGGTTGATACTCTTATTGGTTTCTTACCTTGTCCTGCAGATTGTTTACCACCTCTACCTGCTTTATTTTGTGCTGCTCTCTTTCTACGAGTAGCAGATTCTTTTTCTTTTTTGGTCATACTGGCGGCCTTTGAAGCTGGAACACATTTAGCGTATCCTCTTTTCTTTCCACTCGTACCACATGGTGGATGTCCCCCACCTTTCTTTTTCTTACCGATATTCACCCATCTATCTTTAAACCACTTTCTTAAATTTTCATTTGTTGGTAAACCACAATTTATACACAAGTTATCTCTGATAGTTTGTATCTGTTCTTGTGTCAAGTTTTCAACTGGTTCATATCCTCTTTTCTGTTTATCTTTTCTATCTTGATATCCACCTTCAACATCGTAATCACTATCGTCAAAATCGTATGTTGCGTGTTCTGCTCCTTTACCCGTTAGGTGAGCTCCACTATGATACTTATGGTGTTTGAAAAAATCATCACTCACTCCACCATCAGCTTGTCTTTTAATTTTTTTATCAGAATGTTTTTTAACTTTTTTAAGTTTTAATGGTAGAGAACCTGCCTCTAAAACTACCCTTAACATATGTTCGGTCAATCCTTCTTTTTTAGGATCATAATGTCCCAACATTTTATAAACATACATTTTATCAATACCCTTACCTTGAACCATGTTTTCTCCACCCTTTTGTAATTGTCTATATCCACTTTTACTTGTGGAACCGGGTTCAGGTGTTGCTGGAATACCACCACTTTCACTTCCTTCAGGTGGTGTGGTGGGCTTAACTAATAAATTTTTATCCGATGTGACAAAGTTTGCTGCCTCTCTTGGAATAATGTAATCAGGTTTGACACCAAATGGTCGTCTACCAAACACCCTTTGTTTTGGTGCTAAAGGTGGAGTATCATCACGAAGTTCATGAGGGTCTATAACTGCGTTACTCTTGACATACTCAGGTGTAATTTTTGTTCTCTTCAACACACCATGTTTTTCCATCGCTGTTTTTTCTCTTTGAGAACCATCCCCACCATATACCGAATCTGCTGCTGGTGCTACCAATTGTTTCATACCTCTTGGCATACCAGCTGGGGTGATTAATCTTCTCTCACCATACTTTGTAAAGATACCATCTGGCCACGCATCACCTGTATTTAATCCGTATCCAACCGTAGTACCACTAAATTCTTTTAATATATTCTTTAACTTGACCATCTATTCTATTAGTCATCCGCATGTTCTAAAAGTTTAACATCATCTTCAGCGTTGTTGAACCAAAAATCAATGACCTTGGCAAACGAACCCACAAATCCACCTAACATCAGTAGTAAGATTTCTTTCCATCCACTCTGTACATCAACTCCGTTACTCATAAAGTAAATCATAAGTGCAAGGATAGTAGAGAAAAGTGCTACTACAGATATACTGATATACCACTTTTTGTTCTGTCTAAATTTTATAATATCAACTAATTGTTGATTTATAGCATGTTTTTGATCTTGGACATGGTAATCATCTACTTTCACATCCTTTTTTTCAACTGGCATCTTACTTCTCCTATTTAGCCGTTAAGACATTTAAGAAATCTTTTATAGACTCTTTTTATCACATGCTCTTTTCCTCTATTTCTTTCTAAAAATGTGAAAAGTTGTTGTCTTAAAAGAGCCTCTTGTGTTTCACTCAACCTTTATTCCCCTTTATTTTGTCACCTTTTTTACCTTTTCGATAGACCGACCAGCGAAGTACGCTGCGTATACGGTCATCAATAATGTTTGATAAACAGGTACATAGGCTTCACCAATAGTAAATTCACCCATATTACCATCAAATACACTTAGTATTACGAATACACCTGTTAAAAATATTAATGTAATCGGTCTTATATTTTTACTTAACCAACTACCATGTTTTAAATCAGCTTCCCAACGGGCTGATACTTGAGCTTGTGCTGCTTGTTCTGCCTCTGCTAGTATCTGTGTAATCTTTTGTTTAGCTTCTGCCTTCTCTTCACCTGAAGTATGTAGGTCATCTACTATATTTCCGATGTCTTTAATTGCAGTTCCACCTAATAAACTACCTGCGCCTTTGGCTATTGTACTTAGTAACCCCATGATTATCTCCTTGTTTTTTTAACCATTTTTTGTACTGGTTAGCTGTTCTACCTTTTTGTTTCAGCTCTTTGTTTTTTCTAAGTCTTTGTTGTTTTCGTAACTTAGCTGATTTATTTGGCATATCTTTTATCCATCAAATATAAATATCTGTTATTCATTTTTTTGTACTATAACCTACCAATTGACCACTCAATAATGACTGAATTGTGTAATACAATGATGGGTTTCTTTTTAATAATTCTTTAAATTCAGGTTGCTTCCAAACTAAACATTCAGTATCGTGTTCAACTTTACAAGTGGCCGTTGCTGGTTTATCTGTAAGAAAAGACATCTCACCAACAAACTCTCCATCTTTTAATTGTGCCACCCCTTCACCATCCACAATAACATTAACAGTTCCATTGTAAATCAAAATTAAATCATCAACTGGCATACCTTGTATTATAAGTGATTCGTTTTTCTTATATGTTTTCCATTCGGCTACCTTACTTATCTTCAAATACTCTACTGGACTTAACTCCTTGAATAATGTTTCATATAGTTCTTTGTCTTTCGATTTCATATTAACAGGTCTTTTTTCATATATGATAACTGCTATATGATAGATATTTACTAGCACGAAAATAATGTTCCAACCTATTGGTAACCACATCGGTTCAACTGGAATAATGTAATTATAAAATACTGAAAATAAACTTGCGAAAATGGATAGGATTCTAAGGTATAAAATATCCTTTACTAAAAAAGAAAATGCTATTAACCCAAAGGCTAAATGACCCGATAAAGTTGCAATATCCATACATTAAAATACATCTTCAGCTAATATATCATCTATTGCAGACTTGATTTCTTTATTACTTAAATCGAGTTCCCCATCCATATCGGCTTTCCATGTTTCCTTTTTAGAACCATCGTAGAAAAGAGCTAATGATGGATAATTCCTAAATCGTAACTTCTTAACAACCTTTGGGGCATCTTCACTTTTAACTCTTATAATCTCACAATCTTGGTATCCTTTTACACCTTTGATGAGTTTTTCATCAAAATCGGCTTCTTGCCATTCTGATGTAAATACCACAACAACAACCCCACCATTTATTTTTTCTTTGAAATTTTTATCGTTAACACCTTGACCAAATGTCATGGAGAAAAGTAATATCAATCCTAACAAATTTCGCATAATGTAACTCCTACTTGTCCTTTTTCTTCGCAACCTCTACTCTTAGGTTAGCCACGAGTTTTTCTAAATCTTCAATTTTCTCTTCATACTCATCAATTATTTCAAATACATTATCCATATCTTCTTGTAATCCACCAACTTGTGTTTTGTATTGTTCGTATGAACGAGGCCAGTTATGTCCATCAGGTTTGGATGGATACTCATCACCAAATATAGATTCAATAGATGGTGGTTCTGGTAAGTTTTTTGCTTCCTCTATTTCTGCTAACAACATATAATAACCACCAACACCTGCCGCTATTACACTAACAAGTGCAATAATGGTCTGAATAGACATTGTAAACTTTGTACCCATAACTTTATCTTCAGAAAGTTCTATTGGTTCTTCTACTTTTGGTTCTTCTACTACAGGCTGTGGAGTAGGTTCAACCACAACGGGTTCTGGTTTAACTACTGGTTTTGGTATAGGTTCTTTATGAATCTCTTCGTGTTTTTCTTCGTGTTTTTGAGTGTCCGAAGAGTGATTCATCATGGCCTCAGTAATGTCTTCAAAGGAGCAAACACCCATGTTTACAAGGATTTCACCAATGGTTCCCTTTTTACCTTTGACTTGTTCTTGTAAGGCTTTACTTAGTTGTCGTTTTGTGATAACATCTGCATCACATAACAACTGACCTAATCTGACTCCATCACTCATATATTATTCACCTGTATAAAATGTTGCATCTGAATCTGTTCCAATCTCTATGTTTTCGAAAACCAATAATCCTAACTGCTCTTCCTCTCTATATGGATTCCAAAATTTACCATTAGCCATACCTGAAACTTTGTTATCCTCATTCACATATATCTCTGATTGTGCGAAATCTGTGTAATCAAAACTACCAATGATTTCCATATCCATTGTCTGTTCTCTTGTATGTGCCAATGTGTCTGTTGGCCCGTAGTTCAAGTATAAACCTGGATCTATTAAATCACTATTATCCTCACCATCCTTATCAACCCAAATAGCCGCATAATGTTCTAATTCAGGTAATACCCTACCGACTTCCCTTTGAAAGTGCATCACGAGAAGTTTCTGAATTTTACCATCTTCACCAACTGATATTTCACCATAGGTGTTTATCTGACCATAATAGGTAAACGGATCTATTGGGTCTCCATTCACCCATAACTGCATCATCGGTTCTTTTGTTTCTTCTACTCTCGTGTCCTCACAACTTGATGTGGTGAACATTACGGCTAATAATACTATACCGAGAGTCGTTCTTATATTGTTGTATATTTCCTCGTGTCTCATTTTAAAATCCCATAAATTGATAATTAACTCCTAGCTTGATATCGTATGCTGGTCTCTCCCAATAATACAGATATCTTCCCTCAGCAAACACTCCAAGATTATCTTTGAGTTTTACTCCGAATAAAGCACCTAAATCATAATCATTCCAATCTGCCCAACCACTCTCGACATATTCAAAGTCATATGGTTCATATCCTTCTTCTAAATGTTTTTTGTATAGTGAAGCATTCTGATAAGAATGTTTGGTGTGACCAAAATGAACAGGTAACCAATTACCCCAAGCGTGTAACCACCAATTATCAGCATAGTGGTAAAAGTCCATTCCTATCACAAGTGATGTTTCACTTTGATATCCTAAATTCTTTTTTACTCCATCAATGTAAGTTTCTAACATTCGTGGGAAGTGGTATATAAAGTATTCTCTATCCGTATAAGCAAATATACGACCATTGGCATCTCTCCATAACCAATCGTGACCCCAATATTCCCCACGACCATTCCAAAAAGGACCATCTCCTTCAACCTTTACCCATTCACCATCTATAAGTTCTAACAACTCATCATGTTTCCAAATCGGATTACCATCTTCATCATACCCCTCTAACATAGATTCATCATACCACATATTATCATCAATACCAAATGCGTCTTCAGCAAATGCCCACCATTGACCTCTGTACCAAGTGGTGTCCAATACCATGGCATCAAACCCATACACAGGATGTTGTCTGTGTTTAAATCCAAGAGAAACATGAAATTTATTTTGTAATACATCTGGTGTAAGGTGTACTCTTAAATCACCTTGACCATAGTTGATTTCTTCTAATCCTAACTCTGTCCAACCAACCTTAGCCATTAAGAAATCACCAATGTATCTTAACCAATATTCTTGATTAACATAATCATTTCCCCATTGACGACCTTGAGAATGTTTTATTAAATATTCCCAACCCTTAACAGGTCCGAATGTAGCACTTTCATTAGCATTTTGTTCTGAACCATCGTACCAAGTTCCACCTTTACCAGCAGACTTTACACCTCTTTTTGGTTCATATTGAAATCTACCAATCTTTCTTAATCCAAAGGATGTTTGGAAATCAGGTTTTAAATCTCTCTCTGTTCTATCTACCATCAAATCACCAGTGCTCAATCCACCAACAATTGCAAATCTATCGTCTTGATGTCGTGGTGCGTTTAAACTGAAACTACCATAAGCAGTTGAGTATTTAAAAAAGTTTGATACAAAGTTTTGGGCAAACAAAGATGAGGTTATTAATATTCCCATAAAAAAGTTCTTTAACATCTGTTTCTCCTGTTAAGCGTTAAATTACTATAATAAATATAACCTTGTTTAATTAAACATCAAATCGAACAACAAAACTCATGTCCATTTTATCATCATTTTTAATGGGTTTTGATGTTCTACCGATTGCCAATAATTCTCCTAAATCATTATATAATCCGACTGTTGTGATATATGGTGCAAACTCTGAATGTGATACAAATGGTTCGTAAAATTGTGTTGCTTCATAAGATGAATCAAATGAACCAGTTGAATTTTTACCCCCACTTGGGTTGTCACCAGGTGGAAATAAATGATAAGGTGTTGCACCTTCTTTAATTGTGATACTTCCACTTCTCTGAAATGTAGCACTTACATTTTTTGTAGCGTTATGTTGTCCCGCTTTAGATATTACGGTATATTCGTGTTGATAAATTGTATGAGTTGCCTTAAAAGTAAGTTCGAAACCATCATTACCAGTACCTTGAAATACATCAAGATAACTACCAGTATCAGTCACCACGATTACACCCGTATTATAGAAAATATTTCCTATGACACTTCCACTACCTTGTGCAGTAACACCTTGTGAAAAATTAAAACTACTATTTTTATGTGTTGCATAACTTGATGAATGTGCAAAATCATAAAGATTACCATCTTTGTCATCTCGTATGTCTATTGTAATATCTGTGGAATCATCTAATATTTTTAAACTACCTGGCTTAATACCTTCACCAAAAAATTGTTGTGGAACGGAAATCATAGAAGCACTCGCATGAAGATTTCTAAACATTTTATTTGGGTTTGAGGGCCCGTATGATAAAAATGGTTGTTCTTGATTTGTTCCTTTGGGAAGTTTGTGTTTGTTGCTGAATCTTTCGTAATAGGTATTATTCAACATATAGTAAGTTGGATGAGAATAGAATGTACCAGTACTATACCAAGTACTTTTGGGCTTACCCATAGACTCAGAAACAGAACTAAAGGTTCCTATACTCTGTGAAAGTGCGGAACCTGTAGTGAAATTATGATAACTCCCACTAACGGCTCTAAGAGCGAAAATCCCACTTCCACTATCTGTATTTGTAAAGGTGAATTGTTTATGTGTTACAAACGGCTCAATAGATACATCAGATGGTTGGACATCTCTTAACATACCCTACCCCTATTGTTTAAAAATCAAGTTTAACTTTGACTAATGCTTCTCTTGAAAAAGATTTAAGAACTGGTTGACTCAACTTAGCAACTGCTAAAAGTTCATTCGAATCATTGTATAAACCTATTGTTGTTATATAAGACTTGGGGTCTTTAAAAAATGTAGGTTGTACAAAATCACCAGTTGAAGCAGTAAAGAAAGTTGGATTATTACTGAAGTTAAATTCTTTATTACCAGCTCGACAGAAAAAATGAGTGGATGAAAGTTTTTCTTCTCTACGGGCTTGAAACTTAGCTCCGTTATTTATTATACCAAAGAACTTATCAGCGTTTCTACCAAGTGTGTTAGAAGATGTATTTGTGTCTAACTCTGCTGATGCCGAAGCGTTCATAATATCTGCGTTCAGAACAATCAATCCTAAATCAGGATAAAACAATCCAAATCCACCACCTGCTTGTGAAGCGGCTGCAGTTTTAATACTTGCCTGACCACTGGCTATTGAACCACTAACAACATTGAATACTCTACCACCAATACCACTTTCAGGATTTGTTGTGGAATCACTATCATCAATCAGTTTTACTATTCCACCATTACCTGCATCTGCGGCACTTCCACTCAGTACTAATTCCCAATTACCTGGATCCATCTTTTCTCTCATTCTTGCTCGTTTAAGAGAAACTAAGTAAAAATGTTTTGATGTAGCCGAACCAGCATATGTAAATCTATCTACATTGGGTCCTAAGAGTAAGTTTACTAATTGTGCATGTATGGCTGCAGTTGCTCTGTTACCAGTTGCCGCCCCCACAGTTCCTTTTGAACCACTTCCGTTCAGATGACCATATGCAACACTAAACTGAACTTCAGCCTCTGTATCGGTTTGTGGACTCGTTTTATATACATCAAGAAAATAATTTCCTGTTGAAGAACTTTGTGCAGACGAAGTAAAATATGAAGTAAGAGTTCCACTTCCACCACTCCATATACCACTTGATATTGTGGCTTTGATGTTATTTACAACATCATTCTCTTGGTCAAATATTTTATATACTCCTGATAGTGCCATTTTTTACTCCTAAGATGATGAAGGTGTTGCCGGACTACCAAGTACGGTTTTGTTAACCGTCACGGTTATAGTAGTCGTGGCTCCTGTTTGATTACCTACCACCGTAAGTTGTGTTTTCTTCTTGGCTGGTGTGGTAAATGTTTCTGGTACAACTCTTGCAGTCAAACCGACAACATTCTGACTATTAGTAATCTCGTCACTACTTAGATTAACAGGTACTAATGGTGCAGTTTGTCCGGGTGCCGCTTGACCAATCTGTAGTCTTGCAACACTCGTGTCATGTATTATAAATGTATATCCGAGTTCTGCATCGGTTGAGTTTAATGTACCAGGACTTATTAGGTCACCATTTCCACCACCTTGTTGAAAAGTTAATGAAGGTACAGCTACATCTAAAATTGGTAGACGAGATGTTTCTTTTGGTAATGAGACTAATTTATATTTTAATGCTTGTGTCTCATCTGGTACAGGTTCTAACAGAGGCATATTTTCAATGACTGCCCCATAATAGTTTGTTCCATTAGGATGGGAAGTATCCCATAAACGATAATCGACTTCATCGTCTGCTAACGCGAACTTTGTCACTTTGAATTCATTGTTACCACGAGCTAATAACTCACGACCTCTTTTGGTGAGTATTGCATCAACTGTAATTGTGGTATTATTAAGAAATCCCATAATTTATTCTCCTTACAATATATGTAGATTTTTTGGGTATATTAGATTAAAACTTTTCTCATCTATAAATATACTCAAATAAAATTTTTGTTCATTTATAATACTTCTAACTTAGAATCTCCACCCTCTTTCGATATAAGTGTCGTTGGTGAGGTCAATATCACCGTAACAGGATCTAATTTATCTAAAGTTGTCTTTTTAGTCTGTAATGAACCTTTATAAACCAATCTAAACATTTGGTTATCTTGATAAAGACTTTGTTTATCACTTCTATGGAGTGAAGAAGAATGATAATTATTTGCTGAGGCACTTGCCTGTGTTGTGTAGAAAAATCTTCTCTCGTAGTTATGTTCAGATAATACAGAACCAGTTATATTTGGTTGTAGTACTTCACTAAATATTTTTTCAGGTCCACCTATTTTTATAGTGAAGTTTCCATATTTTTCTTCTCCACCACCCCATCCACTCAAGGATGAAGAAAGTATATACAAAGATGGTGTTCTAAATATGTCTTCCGATACTGAACCCGTATATGTCATATATAAACCACTCTGTGTAAATTGTGCATCTAAATCAACAGAACCAGTATAAGTAATATACTTTCCACTCTGTGAAAGTTGTGCATCTAAATCTATAGAAGCGGTATATGAAAGTGACTCTGCAGAACCAGATTGGTTTACCCCTTCTACAAAACCCTCAACATATAAATCATCATAATTTGGTGGTGCTCCAATGACCTCTTTTTTTCTTTCTAAAATATTTGGTTCTATAAGTATTCCAAGACTTGCATTTGCTCTTGCTGGAATCATTCGTCTTAGTTGGTCAAATATAGATGCATCATAGAATCTAATCAGTCTAATGTAATCCCAAAAGTTATTAGGACCTGTATATTTTTGCCAATAAGTTGTGGATATATCCTCTAACTGACGATATCTTCTCTTGTACTTATCACGAGGGTCACCGATATATTGGTCAAAATCAAGGTCTGCGACTGATAGGATAATATCTTCATTTATCATATCGGTAGGTGAGAAATATATTCCAACTTTATTACTATCTAATGGAGCTAAATCATAAGCACTTAACTCACTTCTCTTATCTACTGATAGTGCACCAAATACAAGTCTGTTACTTTCAATACGAACTTTATTTTCAACTCTTCTATTAGGGCCGATATTTGGTATTTTGGCCTTTTGTTCATCAACTATTGACCTAAAGTGTGGTACTATACCACTTGTATATCCATTTGCAACTCCATCTGATGTATAAGATTGGTCTGAGCTTGTATCTTTGATGCTCGTGGACGAACTTAAATCTTTATCATCGTCCAATCCATATCTCAATACTAAATCTGTATATGATGATGATGCGTGATTTCCATCGTATGCCTTTGGTGCTGCTATTTGGTTAAAAAATGAACCACTATTTAATGCAGTATTCCAATAACGAAACTCCATCATTGAACCACTAAGTTGAGTACCAAAGTTCGAACCAGGTTTACCACCAATATAACCAGTTTCGTTACCGACAAATGCACCATTGTATCCCGCAACCTTTGTTGAACCACTTACCCAAGATTGTCTAAGTACTCTTTTAGTACCAGAGTCGTATCTTCCAACATGAAGATTGTATAAAATATTCTGTGATGTAGTGTCTACTGTTAATTGTCCATCAGAACTACCACTATAATGTTTACCATCATCTCCAACACTAGCACTCATTCTTGTCAACATTACCGAATAGAACTCACCATCATATACTGGTAGTTCGATTGATTGTAATTCAAACACCTCAGATGTACCAGTACCACTGCCCGATATTACGAAAGAAACATACCCATAGTTATCAGTAGATGAGTTGTCTTTTAATCTTAATGACCAATCATCACCAGCTTGAAATAATACTTGTGATGAACCACTAGCTGCCTCTGACCTAAATCTAAGTTGTACCGTATCAGGTTTTCTACCACTATTGGTATCATTAGCCCAAGTGGTCTCTACATATTGTTCACCTTTGAAATCTAATGCCTTTGTAAACTTCCGAGTTATTTGATATGCTGGTTCACTATCTGTTGCAGGATTAGGACCTCCATATTCCCTTACTCTTAAAATACTACTCGGTATACCATAACAATTTATCAAACCTTTAAGAGAACGAATAGTACCTTTGGTTTTTAAGAAAAAAGGCATGTTGTTTAATATTCTTTTCCATATTTCTCTTGATATGTCTCGTTGTGGTGTATCAGAAAATGTTGATGATGTACTATCCGAACCTGTTACCTGAGCTCCTGTCAAGTAGTTTGGTAAATCTACTAAATCTTGTCCATCATTTAAATAAAATCCTAATGAACGACCAACATGGTAAATCAAATCTTTAGACAGACCCTCATCTAACTTTTGTCTCCTATCGTATATTTGTGGTATTTGATTGATATATGTCCAAACCTTATCAAAGTGTTCACCAGTCATATTTAGAAAAGTTAAAAATGGAGTATTATTTGTATCATCTTTGATGTGGTTTGGTATATTTTCGATTAACCTATCACGATTTGCCCTATCATAGTTTGAGGCACTTATTATTTGATTATCATACCAAGTTTCCGCAGTTGATTCAGTTACTGCATATAAAACATATGGGTCAAGATTTGTACCCGTTCCACTTTTCTTGGGCCATGCATTATCATGAAAAATACCGATTGAACTTGAAACATATGAAGAACTATCGTAGAACATATATTTTTCGAATGGTGTAAACTCATTCTTTATTTTTCTTGCCTTCATATTTAGTGATGAGGTGTATTCATAAGTAGCAGATCCTGATATACCACTAAGTTCTAAACTTTGACTTTCAAACAACTCTATCTGCTGAAGTTTGTATTTAAAGTTTTTTAACCTATCTTCTACCGAACTAAATTTTGCAAAGTTTGTAAACTGACGATGGTCAACTCCACTAAGTTCTATACTATCACTAAAACTACCACTTATTACCTCATTCTCAATAGTATCTTTTATGGTTTGATTCGAAGTTGTTAACTCTTCATATGTTTTAAATCTACTATCTCTCGGAAAAAAGTATGAATCTGCGTGTTGTGTTGTGTCCCATTTGGGCTGTCTTAAAACTACATCAGATAAGGTTTCATCAACAAAATCTATTAACTGAACTCTTTCTTCATATGGCTGTGACATTTGTTTGACAACATAAAAAAGGTCACCTTTGGAAATATTATCTGGTAATGGTTCATACAATTTATAAACTATAGAATAAGGATAATCGGGATATGTTTCAATATCTCTTTTATAGTTTACTACCAAAGAACGATTATCATCATCAAATCGTAAGTAAGTGTATAAATCTTCTTTCGATAAATCATACTCGACATACCAATCATCAAACTTAATTTCAAGATTTGGTTGAACGGTTCCGACACTTCCTACTTCATTTGCAACTTGAACCCAAGATTTTTCAGCCAGAATAGTATCTTTATTTTGTACTTCAACGATTGTTGATTCATAATCTGCATATATCGGTACTTCATCATTGACACCTTGTGAAAGAAACTGAGGTTCTACTTGACCAAAGTTAATCCATTCGCCAGGTGGGTCTTTATATACCCAAAGATTTCCATCTTCATCTACTATCTCTTGTCCAATAAATTCAGGTGGATTTGGTAATCCGTTTTGGTCAAACCCACTTGAAGCTCCTTTGTCTTCGAATTCTTGTTTACCAAAACCCAAATCTAAGGTCTGTGGTGATGTAATATCAAAACCTAAGTCTCCTAATTGTGTGGATGCGTCATCACCACCAACTCCTGGTAAATCACCTCTTGCTGCCGTTCTCTCAAAACCCTCAAAACCATCGGCTTCAGGAAAATCTATACCAAGTCCTGCCAGTGTTTCTGGATTTGGGTCTCTGTTTTTTTGAAAGGTTACCAATGCTCCATCAACAAGTGCCTGTACTAACTCACCTTTTGCCATATCAACGGCCATCAAACCTAACTCACCGAGTAAATCTCCTAAACCAGCAAATGCTCCACCTATTCCTCCTGGTTCTTTTGGGGGAGTGTTTCCACTTCCAGCACCACCACCACTTCCACCTGATGGTTCGGCACCATCTCCACAGGCACCCATTCGTGGGATTATAGTTTGGTCGTTACCACCCCAATATATGATTCGTTTATTTTTCATTACGCTCCCGAACCGACTTTAGCATATAAGGTTAAATCTTCAGTTAATAAAAAGCTTGGATTTTGTTCACTATCAAATAAATCCGTAAAATCCGAATCAGTATACCAACCTTCCCAAGTATTAACACCTGATGCACCTAAAGGTTCTCCTGAAATTTGAACCATAGTATTTGCAAAAAAGGTTAGTTGTATTTGTGGTTCCTCAGCAGTAGGAACAAAGTTTGTTGAGGTTGGGGTGACAAATCTAATACGAGATCCGGCCAGTCCTTGACTCATTGCTACTGGACTATTCACGAGAGTTAAAACTCCACCACTACCTTGTGTTTCCTCGTTATCCGAATCATCTGATGAAGAATCGTCATCTGTATCCGAATCATCTTCATCAGGTGGTGCTTCTCCTTCCCTAACTAATCTATTTATTTGATTTTGATTGCCTTCATACCATCCCTCTATATTTCTTTTTAGCTCATCTTCATCTGCACTTATAAAGTTGGTATCGTCCAAGTTTGGGCCGATTAGTATTCTATTTATCATGTCACGAGTTAGGATTATATCATTACTTATATCATTTACTGTATTACCATCATCGTTTTGTTTTCTCAATCCTAATAAAATACGAAGAGGTGTATTTACATCAGATGCTATTGCTCGAGTGTGACCATTTTGAACATACCAACGAGTTCCTGTAGATGCCCTTGAATTTCCAGCAGAGTAGAAAGGAGCTAGTCCAACTCCATTCCATCCAATAATCTTACCATCGAGTGCACTTATGGGTGGTGTTTCATCTATTGATGCTCCATCTGTTACCGATTCATCTGTATCATCTACGGAAGATGGACTGAATCCATTTAATAATCTACCTTTCAGACCGGGTCCATCTAACCCACCATCTCCTTCTGCATGTAATGTATCAACAACAGATGTATATTGTGGAGTTATGATTGTCACAACAGGACTATAAAGTCCATCTGTATCATAAGTATGGTTTGCAAAAGGTTGGTCGGTTGTTTCTTCATGACCACATCCAAAATCAAAATGATATCTTGTACCTGGTGTTGTTAAGTTTGGTATTGGAGAGTATCCATCAAAACTATGACCATAAATTGTTTTAGTGGATGATTCTTCTTTCACGACATACCTTGCAGACATTGGAAATCCTGCACTTTTTAAATCAAATACTTCAATGTAACATTCAGGTATGGGGGGTTCTTGTACATAGTTAGGATTTGGAACCGATTCCACTTTTCTCTCGTAACCAGTTATATATGCATTTTTTACAACAAGTTTACCATTTTGCATTATATTTTGAAATCCAACATCACCATCAGAACGAGTGTTGAACTCAAGTTGTGCACTATTGGGTCCTGTCCAGCTAATCTCTCCACCACCATCGTTAGGAAGTGAACGAGATGATTCAAACTGACCTGCTAATTCCCAATGAACCTTCCCAAAGTTTGATTTTGACGAGGCCCCCTTTGGTATCCAATAAGAACCGATTAATCCACTTGGGTCATTCTTAATAGAACTCCAAGCTATTGCCAAATCTGAATAAGAATCAACATACTCAGACCATGCCTTTTTGGGAAGATAGGTTACTATATTCTGTGTAAGCTTAGAAAATGAATCTAAATACTTTTCATTACTTATTTGCTGTGCCGCAACTCTTATTTCGGTTCTTGATGATGATATCTCATCTATATAAAACTTAAACTCTTTTATATCAAGTGGTTGAGGTTCACTACCATCAACAGGTGCCTTTTCACCTATGAACGCATTTCCTTGTTCATCGATGTAAAACGCACCCATAGGTACACCAGTAAGTTCGGGATCACCACTATGTATTATACCTGGTACCCCATCAATAGTTTTTGTTAAAACTACATCATCGGAACCACCAACTGGCCTGTAAAAATAATATCTGACAATATAATCACCTCTATCGTATCCAGCCTCTCTAAGGTCTTGACCAGGTTTAAGTGTAAAATTTTTATCGTCTAACTCAAATGATTCAGATTTACCCTTTTCTATAAATCTATCATTTGTATCGAATATATGAAACTCTACATAATCTGTGGTGAGCTGTCCAAATGGTGGATATAGAGCACCCTCAGAACCTAAGATTTCCTTTGTTTCCTTTTTGAGTAAGTTATAATCCTTTTCTACTAAGCTTGTTTCGATTCTCATAATTCTGAAAACTCTCTATCCAACACATTATTCCAAAATGGGTCATTCAAATAAATGGTTGATTTCTTATCTATTTTAATTTCTTGGTCAAGTGAGTCTAAACTATTACCTTCGTTGAATGGGTCTTCAAATGATAAAAAAACTCCAGCATCATTTCTTAATGGTTCTGGCTGTTTATTTTCAATGTTATTACCATTATCATCTATTACAGTAACGCTACCTTGAAGTCTTCTTGCGTTCTCTAACTTATTTAGGTATTGTACTCTATCTTGTTCTTGAAGTTTTTGGTAATATTCACTTTTTTGTAGTTCTTCTTTTGTTAATGGCATTAGTCCATCTCCCTACCGAAAAAATCATAATTTAGTTTTATATATTTTTCCCATTCTGCTGGGACTTCACTTTCTTCAAAGATTGCTTCTACTGGACACTCAGGCTCACATGCTCCACAATCAATACATTCTTCAGGATCTATGTAAAGTGAATCAGTTTCCTTTGGAATGAATCCATCTTCTTTAGCCTCTGCACCTGCACCCTCTTTATCATATGGGCCATGGATACAATCAACAGGACATACTTCGACACAAGCTGTATCACAAGTTCCTACACATGGTTCTGCTATTATGTATGGCATTTTATTACCTCACTACTTTAAATGATGACAACTCGTCAAAGTATTGTATCGTTTCATCGGCAGTACCACTACCACTTACGATTTTATATTCAACTCGATAAAACCTTTCAGCTAATAATCCATTCATCCATAAGTTAAAATAGTTTCCTGTAGAATCACAACTCACCACAGAACCACTTCCAAACGGAACTATTATATCACCTGTATAGGCATCTTTTATTTGATAGTATGTACTTCCACTTGGTAAATATTTTACTGTTGTATAACCAGTGGAATATCCAGCTGTTGCAGAAAAAGTTTTTTCAGGATATCTTTCTCTACCAACTACTCTAAGCTTTACTTTTGAGTTTTCTTTATATTGTCTTTTTAAACCTCTTTGATATATTTGGACATCTTCTAAATCTGTATTAGATAATGCTGACAAAGAACCAGTAGTCCATTTAGAGTCATCCCAAACCACCTCAAGTCTTGGTTGGTAGATTGTATGTGTTTCTCTACTAAAGAAAGAAAAGTGTCCTAAGTGTGTTGTACTCCCCTCATCTAATGATGTATCAGTATTTCCAAGACTACCAGTTCGTTTCAACATAAACCCTTCGTTTGGATATGTTGAACCACTATAAATCCAATTATTTACTATACCCGATACATCCATCCTAACATCTGATGGTTCATTTGTAAACGATTGGGAGGCTTCTAAGGTATATTGACCATCTGAACCTGTATACCAAGTACCACCTGAAGATGTCATTTCCGAAGTCCATTGTGTTTTAGTTGTTCCATTGTCTTTGTAAAACCATCCACATCCATCTTCAATAGCAGGATTAGAATCTTCACGACCCGAACCATTTTCCCAAGACTGACTTACGGGATATGCATATAAGTTTTGTGACACATTCAATCCTGTTGAGTTTGCATCATAAAGATTTAAATAATAAGTAGGATTGGTTATCAGACCACTATTAATTGATTCTGATATATAAGTTAAGTCAAACTTTATTAAAGCACGAGATACATTTACAACCGTTCCTGCTGCGTTCATATCCTTTCTTACCTCAAGTATTTCATCTAAGCCCGTGTTCCTACTTCCACTATTTTCATAAAGTGTTGTATCTTTTGTTGCGTATTCAAAATAATGCATTTAAATCTCCTTAGACAAAAGATGTACCGATTGAATCTCCAATCGACCTACCTTCTATATCCGAGTTTGGAAACCTTAATTCAAAGATGCTCGGATCAAGTGATGGGTAAACAATACCATCTTTAGTTGCGTAGTTAATATCATATATGTTACCTGAATAACCAGCTGTAGAATCAAATTTATTATAAATCAAGACTGGCATATTTTTTGGGTTATCTTGAGTGGGGGGAACAATAGCTCCGACACCATCAACCAATGAAAGTTGATATGCCAACTCTTGTATTATAATCGGTTGATTTATTTGCCATTTATCTACATTAAAAAATTCTTTAACTCTTTCTATACATCTTAGGGTTACCTCTTCTTTATTATATCCTCTTCTTGATATAAATGAAAACTTAACACCAATATTTATAATCCATGCATTTTTTATGTTAATTGCATCGGTCACTATTCTATATTGGGATAAATAAGTTTTTAAATTTTCTTTGACACCCACATTAAGTTGTGTTAACTTTTTACTACCATCATAACCCAAAACATATAAGTTCATTGCCATAGGATTAGGAAGTTTCTGTATTGTATTTGCTAAATCTTTTGCCTTTAGTTGTTCAATATTTCTTTCGTCAATAAAAACACCAGAACCTTGTTTAGTTTCAACTTGTAAGTTTGGAATATTTAATTGTTCATCCTGTACAAGATATGCTTTAGATATTGCACCATACTTAGGTGGTAACGAATAAACTCTTGTTATATAATCTTCCTTTGTTACTGAACGACCTTGAGACTGAAAGTAGGCTAAAGCATTTTCTTTTATTTCTTTTATGGGTTCCGCACTCGAACCACCCGTAGAAGGAAATGGATTGTTTACGGCTACTGAATTTTTTATCGTTTCTACAGTTGACGCATTTAAACCAGTTTCATCGAGTGTAAACTGAAAGTTTGTTACATTAGTAATTTTATTAGATGTTACATTGTCCGAAACTCCACCACCATATGAATATTTTATAGTCAATGTAGTATTAGAGGGTGCCTGTCCATAAGCCTCGGTCTTTAAAAAGTTCGAAGGGTCAAAGTATGTATCGAGATAACTCGGACTACCTGGTAAAGCCGAACCGACATTATTAGGGTTAGGTATGATATCTTCATCTGAACTATCACTTATACCACTTCCGAATCTAACCTCTACCTTACCATCACTTCTAATAAAAGTTGTAAATCTTCGTGGAGTCTTTCTAAGTTTTAAAATATAAGGTGCCTCATTACTATATTGTGAAAACTGAGGGTCATTGGCTGCTACATTTTCCACATCTTCAAATACCGTATCTTGTGCCAAAAAGGGAACTTCAGTCCAAGTATTACCATCACTATCGGTACAAGATATTATTTCTAAAAAGTTATCCTGACCAAGTTTTATTCTTGGATATTTTTCAGCGACTCCAAATACAAAATTTTCTTCTACAATAGTACCACTAACAACACCTACTGATTTCTTGGCTAGAAAAAATGTTGGTTGATTTGTTGTTGGTTCAGTTTCATATATACTAATTTCTGTTGGGTCATAAGAACTTGAATATCTAAAGTTAATATTTTCACGAACTCTAAAATTAATATTATCAGTAGTACTCACCACCGTACCTTCACTTATGACAAGAGCATAATTAAAATCAGGTCTAACACTTGTACCCGTACCAACTGCAGGAAGTAGTTGAAACAAATCAACATTTGTAAAAGATGATGTTGCTAACTTTGGTTTATAACCAAATGATTGTGCCATTTCGTAAATACTTTTTGTATCTTCAGCGTACGCTAACAACATTTCTTTAAACTGACTATCCACATAATAAGATAGAACATCACCGACATAGGAAGCCATTTCTATGAACATCATACCAGGTGAGGCTTCATTGAAATCATTATAAGTATTTGGAAAATATTGTTTAGCAAACTCTATTAGGTCTGCTCTAAATCCCCCAAAATCTTTATTTAGATATCTGACTTCTTTTTGTACTTTTGCCATTATTATCTCCTACTACAAACCTGGTGTATCAACACTCAATGTTATTGTCTCATGAACATTTGGTTGTATTGTTAATGAAAAGTTAATGTTGATATTTAATTGATTTGGTTCTACATTATCAGGTATGACTTCGAGTTTATTTATAATCACATGAGGTAACCAAAATGTTATAGCCTCTTCTATCGTGGAATATAAAGTGTCTAATAACTCTTCTGACATCGGCTCAAATAGTACCTGTAACAAACCACATCCAAAGTCTGGTTGTCCTACCCTCTCACCTTTATTTGTTAACAAAAGATTTTTAATATTACTACTTGTCTGTGTAAGTGTCGTTGATGTACCTGGAAAAAATCCACCAGCATCATTGTAGTCCATCGGTAATGCTATACCAATGTTTATATTAGGATTTAAATCTTTTTCTAAAACACTCAACTAAATTCTCCTATGGACGAAAATGTTCTTTTTTCTTATTCATTGCTTTCATCACACCACTATAATCTCTTGTTAATGCCTTTACAACATCCTCACCAACTTGATCCGTAGAAACTCCTGCGTCTTTCATTGTTTGAACTGCTGCTATTTCTCGTTTCACTTCGTTACTTCCACCACCTCGTAGGTTACCATATCCCATAGCTTCTGCCATTTTTGAACTATCAAACGCTCCACCACCCAAAGTAGGCCACTCTTCAGTTTCTTTGCTGTTTGCGGTTTCATTTAAAATTTGATTTAGAGATTCATTTTGTGTATATTGCTTGAACTCTTTCTTCTTAGGTTTTGATTGAGGTATATTCTCTGAAACACTATTCTCTACTATTTGAGTTAAGGATGAGGATTCATCTTTCAAGTTGGAAGTTCGTGCAAGCGATTTCTTTCCTTCTTTAATAAATATCTCATTTACCTGTTTCTTAACTTCTTTACGAACCACTAACTCAATTATTTTAATGAGTTCTTTCTTTTTCATCATAGACTCCTATTCTATATTATTGTACTACTGATTACACCTGGTATTACAGCTGGTGGTTTGACAACCGCTCCTGTAAAGAGTGTAGCTATAAAAGATGCCATTATAATAGTTGCCATACTATCACAAACATCTTCTATACTTCCACCACTCATTCCAACTGCTACAGCTGGTGCTAAAATCGGTGGAACTGACATTACACTTGTTCCTACTGCTGAATGAGTTGGTTTTCCAAAATTTATCATTAAAGCTGCCGCGGCTACAATACCTGATGTAATCTGTGTCATCGTTGGGTCTTCCGCGGTAAAACTACTCAATATTGCTGCCTTTAATGGTGCCTTGGCTCCTCCAATACCACTTACCTTTAACTTAAAACCTAACGATGTAGGATCTGGTACGGGTACAGCAGGTGGAGAAGGTGTTAATGCTGGACTACCAATCGGTACTATTTCAGCATCTTTCATAAAATCTATTATGGCTGTTGCCATCCCATCAGCTGATTCTGATTTACTTGATTCACCATCTTGTGCTAGTTTACTATAATTATCAACTAATCCCTTTTTCAGTTTATTTTTATCAAGTGCCACCAATCATCCTACTTTTGTTAATATGTTACATATTCTTGCCCGTATGGTTTCCACCCCAGCCTCCCAAGCAGTAATTAAAGCTTGATTTGCTGGGCCACTACTGATTGGGCCACTTGGGCCGGCACCCGTGGCAATCCCATTTAAATCTAAAATCGTAGTACCCAATTCAACAAAACTATTACAAATACTATCTAATAAATCTGCTAACTCTTCACCAAATACTAAATGTTGTTCCTTAACATCATCACGACCTTTTATGTATATAACAGCTTCATCATTACTACCACCTATTTTAAAGTAACTTCCGTTATGTGTGTAAAGTCCTGCACAATCATCAAGGTGTACATTTGCACCTTTACAACTTTCCAAATGTGCTTTATCATCAAGTGATAAAAAAGATGGACATTCACTTGATAGATAAATTATATCTGTACCACCACCTTGTCCACCTTGACCTAAGTCTAATCTTGAGTTACCTGGTGTGACTAAACTTATTCCTCCAGGTTGCATACTCATATTTGTGGCACCACCTGAGTTCATTTGCATACCATCATCTGCATCTACCGAAAAAACTTTCCTTGTTGAAAATCCAATACCATCTGCTGAAAATCCAAGTATCTTTCCTTTTTTTGTATTAAAGGTTATCCTATCAGAATTAATGGTAATCTGTTTTCCACCCTCTTTTGGTTGGTCATCATTTTGATGTTGAGTCATGTACGAATGGTCACTCGCATTAGTTTTGTCTATATTTAGTTTTACCGACTGGTCGGTTGTCACCCATATTGAACTACCATCGGCGTTTATATCTTCTTTTACAGGTTTATAAGGGATACTTTCAACATCTACCAATTCTTGATTTTTATCAAAGTCAACACCATCTGTAAGTTGACCAGCACGAATAAGAATATTAGGTGAACTCTGTGTACTATCCTTATCATCATGTGCATCAGAAACAATGTTACTTCCAAATCTTATAGATTGACCAAATCTACCCTCGTATGTTATGTCTCCCTCATAGGGTTGTAGTTTTTTAATTAATGGGTCATATCCAAGTGGATTTTCGAGTTCAAAATTTTCGTATTCATAATCTTCTTCTATTGTTTCTTCAGGTCTCTTTCCACTTTTTCCTGGCCTTACATTAGCGTTATGACTTGTAGAAATATTAATAGTTCTCGTAAAGAAAGGTGTATCCATATAATCTACCGTAACCACATACTCACCTATCAATGGAAGTTGAGTATCATTAGGATGTAGTGGATAGTATATTTGTAAATCATTACTTGTTAAAGGTGTATCTAACTGAGATATGTTTCTTCGTGCCTTCACACATCCCATGTATCTATATATCGGTTGTCCATCTGTATCGGTTGGTAGTTTATCTTCTGTATCAAATACAAATACAACCTCGGCAGGTTCTAACTCATAAAAAACATTATCTTCACGAGACTCCTTTTCTTTATTTATAATCTGTCTTACTCGACCACTCGTAGGCACTCCACTTTCACCAGCGTAAGACTTTTTAGACCTTCCCTTAAAAGTTAAGTTAGGATTTCTTCCGAAATATCCCACTAACCTTCTTTAACCTTTTCTATATCATTAGTTATATTATCTGTTTTTACCTGTAAATCAACAACAACATCATCTATACTTTTTAACAACTGTTCTTTTTCCTTATCTGATAATCCAAACTCTGCTTCAGAACCACCTTTGTTTTCGTTGGCTATTATTCTCTGTACAATACCAGCCAATTTAACAAGTTGTTCATCATTCTTTACATTTATTTCTAAATACTCCTTTATCATAGGAATTAACTGAATAGCCATATCCCCATCCTTGATAAAACTCGTAAGTTCTTTAACCAATAATTCTAATTGTGTTTTATTATGTTTAGAATTGTCATAAATGTCTTGAAATAATGATGATAGTGATTTACCTTCAAATAATTCGTAATCTTGACTCATTATATTTTCCTTGCATTGTATTAAAAATAGATGTTATAACTCATAAATAAATATAAAATAAACAAAAAATGAGTGCATATATATTGCAAAATAAAAAATTGTATATAATATATTTATTTATGTCGGAAGATATTCCGACAACAGAAAACGGAAGTTAAGAATCCCTTTT